ACTCGGAAATACCCTCAACTAGCCTGAACCAGCAGGAACCGAGCGGAACCAGCGGTGGTTCAGCCATATCTGGTCGTATCGAGCCGAGGTTGGTCACGCCTGTTCCACCCGGTGAGAGTTTTGGTCCTGCCCTAACTGCTTGGGCGAAGCGCGTGCTCAATATTGATCTGATGGAATGGCAACAGCGCATTTGCAACGACGCCTTGACTGTGGATGCCGACGGCGACTTCGTGTTCCGTGAGGCTTGTATCAGTACGGCTCGACAAAATGGAAAAAGTTTGGTCATGCGAGCGGTCGCTGGTTTCATGGCGACTGAGTATGCAGCTGCACGTCGCGAACCTCAAACGATCGTAATTGTCGCTAACCAGAAGCGTCGAAGTATGGCGTTGTTTCGTGATGTTGTCCGCGACCTTGAAAACTTTGATTGCAAGGTTCGTTGGCAGAACGGTGACGAGCGGATCAACTTTCCTGACGGCTCGTCTATTTCGGTTGTCGCGGCGTCAGCTCACGCGCACGGTATGACTGCCTCAGTTCTGCTGGTGGACGAAGTTTGGGACATTGGTCCCGACGTTGTTTTTACAGCCCTGCGTCCGTCACAAATTGCGGTCAAGAATCCGATGATGATGATGTTCTCTACTGCGGGCGATCAAGGTTCAACAGTGCTTTTGCAACTTCGAGAGCAAGGCATTTCAGCGATTGACTCGGGCCAGCCGACGGCGCTCTATTTTGCTGAGTGGTCATTGCCGCCCGGTGTAAGTCTTGAGGATCGGTCGCACTGGGGTTGGGCTAACCCAGCGTTGGGGACGACGATTACGGCCAAGGCTTTGGAGTTGGCTTACGACTCGCCGAACCGTCAAGCGTTCATTCGTGGCCACCTTAATCTGTGGGTGGATTCGACAAACTCTTATTTGCCGATCAACTTATGGAACGACCGCAAATCCGACAGACCAGCACCATTGACCCAGTGGCTCACCATTGACTCATCAGTTGATGACTCTCGGTACGTCGGAATCTCCACTGCTTTTGATGACGGTCGCGTCATCGTTTCGGTTGCGTTTGTTGTCGAGTCAGCTGCACAAATGTGGGAGGAAGTTGTGCGGATCATGCACGACCAAACCGTCAAACTTGCGGTCACCCCATCGCTAGAAATTCATTGCCCCCCAGACCTACGGCGTCGGATGCAAATTGTCGGCTACGCCGAGTTACTCAAATGGACTGCAGCTTGTCGCGCCATGATCGTGGAGGATCGCGTCAACCACACTGGCGATATCGCACTGGCCGAACATCTCGCTCGAGCCGTGGCCGTCAAAACGGGCGGGTCCATCGTGCTCAGTTCGCAGAAGTCACCCGGACCCATAGAACTTGCTCGGTGCGCAGTGTGGGGAATCATGCTGGCGTCTAAACCAGTCAGGTCTAACAAAGCCGCTTTCGCTTTTGGCTAGGGGTACTTACATAGACGCAAAATTTGTGAGAGAATCGCAAGTGATGGCTCTTTTCGGTAACAAGAAAGTAAGCGCAACCCCAGCGTTTGCGTCCGCGCCGATACAGGCTGCAGCAGGTTCTGCCGCACAGGTGGGTCAGTTCTATACGTACTCCGTCGGGGCGTCGCAAGAACTGGCCCTCTCTGTTCCCACTGTTGCCCGCTCGATTCAAATGATCGCGTCCATGGTCGGCTGCTTAGAACTCAAGCATTACACCACCCAGTGGACTGGCGAAGAGTACGAAGAGATCTATTTGGAGAACGAGTCGTGGATGGATCAGCCCGATCCCAAGGTCACGCGCAACTTCATTTTCTCCCAGCTCGTCACCGATCTCATGCTTCACGGTCGCGGATTCTGGTACATCACCAGCCGATCCACAGCCACAGGACGCCCGCTTTCGTTCCAATGGTTACCCGCCGCAATGGTCACGACCATGGATCAAGCAGGTCCGCAATGGTTCGGCCCGTCGGACCAAGTCGAATTCAACGGTTACCCACTTGCAACCGATGACGTCGTGCAATTCTTAGCACCGACTCAAGGGCTGCTCTATACGGGCAATCGGGCAATCATGACGGCCTTAAAACTTCAGCAATCCGCTGATCGTTTTGCTGTCAACGAGATTGCCGCTGGCTGGTTGCAACAAACCGACGCATCCGAACCAATGTCTGCCGAAGACCTTTCCGAACTTGCCGCCGCGTGGCGTAATGCTCGTCAGGTAGGGGCTATTGGGGCCCTTAACAGCGTGGTCACATTTAAGGAATTTAGTAGCGACCCAAATTCCTTGCAATTAATTGAAGGCCGCCAGTTCCAAGCATTAGAACTGTCTCGGGCCACTGGAATTCCCGCATACCTTTTGGGCATTGGCGTACAGGGCTACACATACCAGAACGCGCAACAGGCACGCCAAGATCTTTACTTGTTTGGCACCAAACAATATTTGGATGCCATTGAGCAAACGCTTTCAATGAACCAACTTTTGCCGCGTGGTCGGTACGTCAAATTTGATGTCTCGGACTACGTCTACGAAAACGATTTAGGAAATGTTGAGCGCGAACCCGCTTTTGATTCAGGAAACCGCGAGGAAGAATACTCATGATTAGATTGACCGCTCAACAGATCACGCTGGACGCGTCCGCTGATGGTGAACCAACACGCCAGATCACGGGCCTTGCTGTCCCGTGGAATGTCAAAGCCACTTTAAGTGGTGGCGAATCGGTGGTTTTCCTTGAGGGCTCACTGCCCGAGGACGGCCCAATGCCGAAGCTCTTGGAATACCACGACGACACGCGCGTCATTGGTCGAGTCACCGAGCGCGTATCAACTTCTGAGGGCATGATGTTCGTGGCAAAACTGAGCGCAACTCGCGCCGCCGATGACGCTCTTGCACTGCTCGCCGACGGCGCTTTAGACAGCGTTTCGGTGGGCGCAATCCCTACCAAGTTCAAGCGCCTGTCAGACGGGACCCTAGAGGTCTCTCAAGCCCGATTCGTGGAACTGTCGGTTGTCACCGTCGGAGCTTACGAATCAGCGCAGGTCTACTCAGTCGCAGCCTCATCACCCGATGAAAGCGAACCCGACGAAACCGAAACCCCAACAGAAACAACCCCAACACCATCCGAGGAGGATGAAATGTCAGAACCCACAACCGTTGAAGCCGCAGTCGCGACTCAACCCATCTACGCAACCGCTGTCAAGCGTGACGCAAAATTGCCGACCGCTGTCGAATACTTGAGTGCTGCCATTGCTGGCGGAACTGCTTGGGAACGTATGCACGAAGCACTTCGCGCTGCAGCTCCTGACGTGGTCACCAGCGACACACCCGGTGTGCTCCCCACTCCAATCATTGGACCTGTCTACAACAACTTCATTGGCCGTCGCCCTGTCGTTGATGCAATTGGTGCTCGTTCCATGCCCGGTGGAGGCAAAGTCTTTATTCGCCCTGAGGTTACGACTCACACGAGCATTGGTGCAAGCCTCGCCGAAATGAGCAACCAGTCAGGCACTCTTGTGGTTAGTTCAAACCAAGTTACAAAACAAATTTTCGGTGGCTATGTGAACGTGTCCGAAGCCGATCTGGATTGGAGCGATCCCGCGATTTTGTCAATCTTGCTTGACGACATGGGCCGTATCTACGCAAACGCAACCGACAACTACGCAGCCGACACTTTGGTTACAGGCGCAACCACCACAAGCAACTTCACTGCAGCATCTGTTGATGATCCGTCTTACTGGGCAGAATGGGTTGCAAATGCAGCAGAAACCATTCTTTCCGCATCAAACGGCAACTTGCCAACGCATATGTTCATGAACCCATCAATGTGGGCCGAACTTCTGAAGTTGTCAGATTCGAGCAAGCGTCCGTTATTCCCACAAGTGGGCCCAATGAACGCTTTCGGCAATCTTGCACCTGGACAGGCAAACGGAAACGCTTTTGGGCTGTCCGTCGTAGTTGACCGCAACTTTAACTCTGCGACCACAATCATTGGTGACGCATCTGGTTACGAACTGTTTGAGCAACAGAAGGGCGCGATCTCGTTGGACAACCCGTCTACCTTGAGCCGCACCATTGCGTTCCGTGGCTACTTCGCCGCTTTGATGATTGACAGCTCCAAGTTCGTTAAGGCTGCTTTCGTCTGATAGACGGAACTGAGTAGAGAGACTGCACCATGGCCACATTTAGCGTGACGCACCACCAGCGTCTAGACGATGTTGCTGTGGTGCAGACCCTCGAAACAACCGACATAACAGTCGGTCAGACAATCACACTCACTGGACTCGGTCACGGTCTCAACGGCACGCACATTGTTATTGCTGTACCGGTCAACTTGTTTGCTGGCGTTAACGAAGCAGGCGACCTGCTTTACAACGAAAACGAAATCATTGTTAACCAGTTGATGTTTCAAGATGTTGGCGACGATCTAGAACGATCTGCAGCTGATCCGTTTGGAACTTTGACATGGACTTTGACTTGTACATGGTTGTCATCAACTGCGCCAGTAATTGAGTTTCTTGGGATCTCGTCGGCCACGGCAAATGACACCGCGTTCCTCACTACTTGTGTCGCAGCTGCGAACGCTTGGTGTTTCAGGCGTCGCGTGCAGGCTGGTTACCACGACAGTCTTACGACCGTCCCTGACAGTTCAGTGCTGTTAGGAACCACGCTTTACGCCGCAGGGCTCTACCGTGAACGC